GTGCTGATCTATCTGGTGCCCAATTCACATTCGTAAAAATGAATACAACTGATCGTACTGTTGTAGCTGCTGGTAATGCAGATGCTGCTGATGGTATTCTTATAAATAAACCCACATCTGGTCAAGCTGCTACAGTTGTAGTGTTTGGACGTGAGCGTATCCTTTGTGGAGCTGGTGGCCTTACTGCTGGTGCTCTCGTTGGTGTAGATGCTAACGGTGCTGGTGTTGTAGCTGCTACTAATGACATTGTAGTTGGTCGTGTTGTAGATGCTGGCGCTGCTGCTGCTTATGCTACTATTGACTTCTTCCGTGGCGGCAACGCTGCTGCATAATAAGGAATAAATTATGCCTCTTTTGACTCCTGCTGACGTACATATTGATCAGCCACTTACTAATCTAACCGTTGCTTATCTTCAGAGCGACGCAAACTTTATTGCAGATAAGGTGTTTCCTAACGTCCCTGTCAGTAAGAAAACAGACAAATACTACATCTATGACCGTAAAGAGTTTAACCGTGTAGGTGAAGTAAAACCTCTAGCCCCTCGTACACGTCCAGAACGTGTTGGTATGTCCCTCTCAACCGATACTTATTCGATTGATGTACGTGCCCTAGCCACAGACTTTGATTTTGAGACTCTGGCTAACGAAGATACTATGTTGAACATCCGTTCTGCACAGACTAACATGCTGATGAATCGTATGCGTCTGGATAAAGAACTCCGTTGGATTAGCACTTACTTTGCTACTAACGTATGGGATACAGAGTATGATGGTGTTGCTAATGCAGACGATGATACTGCTGCTGAAGTAACTCAGTGGGACGACTATACCAACTCTACACCTATTGTAGATATTACTACTGCTCGTACTGCTGCATTTCTTGCAAGTGGTGGCTTTATGCCAAATATTATGGTTGTTACGATGGATGTTCGTGACACTCTGATTAACCACCCTGATATTCTTGCTCGCTTGAATGGTGGTGCTACTGTAACTGATACCGCTCTGGTAACAGATGCTAAACTTGCAGAAATCTTTGGTGTATCTCAGTTCCTTACTATCAAGGCAATTCAGAATACTGCTGCTGAAGGTGTTGCAGAGGCTAGTTCCTTTGTTGCCACTAAGAAAGCTGCTCTGTACTATGCTCCACCTGCTCCCGGCCTGATGGTTCCTGCTGCTGGTTATAACTTCACTTGGTCCTCGCTGGACAATGCCTCTGGCTATGGTGTTGAAGTTCGTAGCTACACTGGTGATCACCTCGCTATTGAAGGTATTGCTGAAGAGATCCATGCAGTGATGGCTTATGACCAAAAAGTTGTAGGTACTGAGATGGGTGTATTCTTCAACACTATCCTAAGCTAAGGAAATGCAAATGACCCGACCATTTCAATATGACCAGCCCTTGTTCGTTAGGATTCCTTTTCGAGCGAGGGCAAAAGATTGGGCTAAGAATCAAGAGTTCAAATGGAAAGAACTCAGCATGGACAAAGACAAAGTAATGTCTCTGTACACTCAAGGTTATTTAATCCATGATGAAGAAAAAGTAATTGCTACAAGAACTGGTGATGGACTAGAAGAACTAGGTGCTGATGGTTTGAAGTCTATTGTAGATTCCTACAATGAAAGAATTAGGGCAGTGGCTAAGACTGAAAAAACCCGTATTCAAAAATCAGTTAAGTACTCTAAGATTAATGACAAGCAACGTGGTTTAATTCGACAGTGGAGAAACATCAATGAGAGATGGCTTAACACTGCTGAACAAAATAAATAAGGACTTCTAATGTCTTGGACATATGATGCAACAGAATTAGGAACTTCTACAGAGGCAGAGAGACTAAACTCTGTACGTCTTTTTGTAGGAGACACTGATACTACGGATCAACAGGTCCAAAACGAAGAGATTACTTTTGCCCTATCGCAAACTAATAATAATGTGTACAGTGCAGCATCTTTTACTGCTAGGTTAATTGCTAGTAAATACTCACGTCTAGTCACTACAGAACTAGATGGAATGCTAATGGCTGAGTATTCTGATTTAGCTAAACAATACTCTAAATTATCTAAAGACCTAGACAACCTAGCTTCTGAATATGGAACTCCTAAACTTGGTGTTGTTGGTGGTGGATTAACCACTACTCAGATTGATGCTGTACGTACTCTTACTACTAGAGTTAATCCTTCTTTTAGGATGGATAGGTTTAGAATTGATACACAAGAATATCTTACAGACTATACACAATGACATTCCGCACAACAGTATTAAAACAGCTAGTAGATACTCATGGAAAGGCAGTTACTTTAAGGTCTGTCAGTCATGGTACATACAATCCTGCTACAGGTTCCGTTACAAATACTAACACAGATACTACCGTTAAAGTTTTCTTTGGCTCATATCATATATCAGAGATGAGTGGAACCACTATAGAAGAAGGTGATAGAAAAGCTGTAGTTAATACTTTAGACACTTCTGGTACTTCTACAACAGAACCTAAAGTTGGTGACTTTCTAATTGGTCAAGGTGATACAGTTAGAATTGAAAATGTACAGAAGATATTCTCTGGTTCTACTATAGCTTGTTATATCTGTCAGGTTAGAGAATGATTAGTTTTAGACTTCTTGGTAATACTGGTGCTTTAGCTGATAAAATACGTAAGTTAGAGAGACAGATTGACACTTTTAAGACTGAGATATTAGAAGAGTCTGCTGCTTTTTTAGTACTAGAATCTCCTGTTGATACCGGTGTATATATGGACTCTCATCACGTAGGAACTAGTGCTGCAAGTGGTTCAACAAGTTCATATGGTAAACCTATCAATCAACCGTACCAGCCATACGCTGATGCTGCTATATCTAGACTAACTTCTGAAATAAATGCTTTACCAGAAGACTCTAAAAGAGTTGTATTTTCCAATACCTCAGAACATGCTGATGAAGTAGAATATACTCATGGACATGCACCTTATACTAAAATGAGGTCTAGATTACCAGAAATAGTAGATAGGGCTGCTGCAAGGGCTAAAGCAACATGAGTGTGTATGATGATATTAGATCAGCTTTAGAAGTTAGGTTAGCTGCTACAACGGATGTTCCTGCAATCTCTTATGAGAATGTAAAATACATTCCAACTACAGGTACTCCCTACATTCAATCCAGAGTTATCTACAGTTCAAGAGTCCCTGCCACAAGAGGTTTAAATCAATCTACAGGAAAACCTCACCAACATAGATATAGAGGAGTATTTCAATTGCTACTTCATTATCCAGAAGATGTTGGCCCCTCTGCTTCACAAGAAATGGTTAATACACTAATTGACCGTTTTGAATCTTCCACAGATATTTCTTTCACTAACACTATCCCTAAAACAATCTATATAACTGTAGATTATGCCGAACAAATGGGGGCCTATAACAGAAGCCCTTGGTATGTTACTCCAGTAAATATAAACTGGTATTGCTATGACACATAAGGAACTTTAATTATGCCCACTTTTTCTCAAGGCTCTCGCTCTGGCCTCTCTTATCTTGAAGAGGTTACATTTGGTACAACACCTGCTGGTGATTTTGACTCTCTTCCCTACACTACTCATTCCCTAGATTTTACTAAAGATCGTGTGCAAGGTAATGACATTCAACCAGACCGTATGCCACGCCATGACAGACATGGTAATAAACAAGCTGCTGGTGATATTGTAACTGACTTACGCGCAGATGTATATGATTCTTTCCTAGAAAGTTTGATGTTTGGCACTTGGGACTCTACCCCTGCTGCTGCTCCAGATGAACTTAAAGTAGGGACAACCCCTAAGTATTTTTCTATTGAAGATTATGCTGCTGACATTGACCAAGCTAGGCTCTTTACTGGTATGGCTGTATCTCAATGTGCTTTCTCTATTCGACCTAACCAGATGGTAACTGCTACTTGGGGTATGGTTGGTAAAGATATGACTATATCTGCTACAGAGAAAACTGTTACTGCTGCTTCTCTTAATGCTCCATTTGATGCTTATTCTGGTGCTCTTACTATTGGAGATACTGGTGGTGCTCTTAGTGCCGTAGCTACTGTAACTGGTATCGACTTTACTATTAACAATAGTTTGAATCCTACCTTTGTTGTTGGGTCTGCTAGTACACCACAGCTTGAATATGGCATGGCTTCTATAGAAGGTACTATTACAGCTTATTTTGAAGACCTGTCTCTTATGAACAGATTCATCAATGAAACTGAAACTGCCCTTAAAGTTGCTGTAGATGATCCCACGGGTGCTAATGAATATAGCTTCTTATTCCCAAGAGCCAAGTTTAATGGTGCATCTGTCCCTGTAGCTAACCCACAGTCTCGTATCATCACTATTCCTTTTGTTGCTCTCTATGACAGCACAGAGGCTTCTAACATAGTGATCTATAGACCTGATACAACGTAACGTCTCTTAGGAGACTAGATAGGATGGTTGTCGTCGGGTCATCTATCCTATCGCTTATTAAATAAACCCGACTAAATTAAGAAAGCCCGACACATGGAACAGTTTAAATTTAAAGTTCATTATGTACATGACCCTTATGATGGTAGTCTAGTTTATCCAGACTCTATTGATCTTTGTGTTGGGTACAATGTTATAGCTAAGCTTCCTATTGAAGATCTAGTTATAGCTGTTGAACAATATAATAAATACATGAAAACTATCCAAATTTAAATCCCGAAGGAAACCCGATGGACCTCTTAGACTATATCCCAGACACTAATGACCTTATTGTAGAACTTAAACTAAAAGATACTGTTCTACTTAATGAAGACAAGACCCCTATGACTATTACTTTTTATGGCCCTTATTCAGAGGAAGCTAAGAAAGTCAAACATAGTATGATTGATGAGAGAATTGCTAAATCTCAAAAAGAATCTAAGACAACTTTTAGTTCTAAAGAGGTTGAAGAACTTAATATTATCTCTCTGGCTAGAAATATAAAAGAGTGGAATATTACTTTTAATAAGAAACAGCCAAAGTTAACAGAAGCTGTTGCTATTGAAATTCTTACTAAAGCTTTTTGGATTAAGGATCTTTATGAGGACGCTGCTGAAAATACTCTGGGTTTTATGAAGGGCTAACATCTGACCTATTAGATTTCGCAGAACATAGCTTTAAATTAAGTAAGGTTCAACCAGACGGTATTAGTCTTAGAGAACACTTGCAATCAGTACAAAGGCAGACAGGCAATCCACCAAAAGATCTAATAGGGCCAGAGTTCCCTAGTCTAATGGAAAATGTCTGGTCTGCCTTTAAGCGTTTAAGTAATAGAAGATCTTCTGCTATGTCTGGTGTTAGTCCAATAACTTATGATCAAATACTTAGTTTTAAAACATTAACTAAAACTCCAATAGCCCCAAGAGAAATCTCAGTAATTGAGAGATTAGATGATTTATACAGAGAAGTGATGAATGAGTGATTTCACAGTAGATATTGATACCTCTGGTATTA